TGACAAAAAGAAGCTCTTGATGACGGACGATGAGTACACTCGCGAACACAATGACCCGTTTTATGATGACGTGGGCGGTTTTGTGGAACGCAACAATATGCTGGACAGGATTTAAGCCATGACTATTGCGGGCGTTAATCCGGTGGTGCAGGGAAATTCGTCTCCTCTGGCAACGTGCGCCATTGATCCGACCTCAGGGATCGTGTATTCCCCAGGCTGTTGCAATTACACGCCTATCAATACTGCCGGAACGACCACGATTAAATCCAATGGCGGTATTTTTTACGGGTTCAACGCGGTAACGGCTGGCACCAGCTACACGATTTCGCCTTATGACATCTATGTAAACACGTCTGGCACGACAACGACGACCACGACCAACCAACTGTTTGCGACATCGACTGCCTCAGTTTCGCCTACGGGAGCGGTGGTTAACGTCACGGCTGGCGGCGGCGGTATCCGATTCAACGGGCAACTCGCGTGCGTAACCGCGGGAACACCTGGTCTTTGGAATGTCCTTTGGGATTGAATACGCTTACACTTAAGAAAGGCCCGAGAAGGCTCGACCGTGACCGGCCTTTCGGGACTGTTTACGGGGACGAGCGAGCGATGTACGAGCAGGACGGGGTTCTTTTCGGGCCGGACGGCAATCCCGTCAAACCACTAAAGGAAAAACGTCACAATGGTCTGGGACATCAACGGGAAGCAGGGGAATGAGTCAGCCAAGATCCGGTGGGAAATAGTCCCATATACCCGCGGGCGGGGTGTAGACGTCGGATGCGGGCCTTACAAGGCATTTGACCATTTTATCGGGCTGGATAACGGCCACCATCAAGTTTTCGGGCATTCGATCAAGCCCGACGTACAAATCGAAACGGCGGAAAAGCTGGATCTGTTTGCTAGCGGATCTTTAGATTTCGTATTTGCTAGCCACCTGCTCGAGCATATTCCGCCGGGTGCGCCGTGCGTCAAAACACTCAAAGAATGGATGCGGGTGCTGCGGCATGGCGGGTACTTAATTCTTTATGTGCCGGCAGACGATCTATATCCAAAGGTCGGTGAAGTAGGCGCCAATCCCGATCACAAATGGAATTGCAACTATGACTCGATCCTCGAGCTTATGGAGCAAGTGCCAGGCTGGGATTTGGTGGATTATCAAAAGCGCAACGAAGATGACGAATACAGCCTTTTCTTTGTGTTCAAAAAGGTAGGAAAAGGCATTCACTTTTCATGGCGCAACGAGAAACCTAAGAAGTCAGCCGCGGTCGTGCGCTATGGCGCGTTTGGCGACCTTTTACAGGCCTCGAGCGTGTTCGCTGGGCTCAAGGCACAGGGCTACCATGTCACCCTGTATACGAGCCCACCGGGCTCTGATGTGATATCACATGATCCGAACATTGACCGGGTGATTTTGCAGGATAAGGATCAGGTTCCAAATCACGAGCTTGGGGCTTTTTGGGAAGCGATCCGCAAAAAGTACGATAAATTCATCAATCTGTCGGAATCGGTCGAAGGCACCCTTTTGGCGATGCCCAACCGGATCATGCACACTTGGGAACCGGCGCTGCGTCACAAGTATTTGGACGTCAATTACCTCGAGCTTCAACACGAGATTGCCGGCGTACCGCATAAACCAAAAGTCAGGTTTTACGCCACAGTTGAAGAAAAGGAATGGGCGGTCAAAGAGCGTCGCAAAATGCATCCGACTGGGCCGATCGTGGTCTGGTCGCTGGCCGGCAGCTCGGTACACAAGACGTGGCCGTATTTGGATAACGTGGTCGCGTCGATCATGTTGCGATTTAAGGATTCGCAGGTTGTCTTTGTCGGCGGGCCGGAGGCAGCGTTGCTCGAGGGGGGTTGGGAAAAAGAGCCGCGAATTCATCGACGCTGCGGTGTCTGGTCGATCCGCGAGACAATGGCATTTCTTGACCAGGCGGATCTGATCGTCGGGCCAGAAACAGGCGTTTTGAACGCAGCAGCGTGTTTGCAGACGCCGAAAGTGCTGTTTCTGTCTCATTCGACCGAAAAGAACTTATCTCGCGACTGGGTTAACACGGTCAGCCTGTCCTCGATCAATACCGTATGCCCAGGGCGCGGCAACAACGAAGCGCCGGCGTGTCACCAGCTCCATTTCGGGTGGAATTTCTGTAAACGCGGTGAGAAAACTGGTATTGCACAATGCCAGGAGGATATTCTGCCTGAGATGGCGTGGAAGCCGATTGAGGCGTTTCTTAACGCAAGAAATGAGAAAGCAGCATGAGTACCAGCGGCACATACGTTTTTACCGTCACGCGAGACGATATCATCCGAGAGGCCATGCTGAATATCGGTCGGCTTGGGCAAACGGAATCCCCGACGGCGCAGGAAACCACAGACTGCGCTCGCAAACTCAATATGCTGGTTAAGCAATGGATGGCGCAATGGGATTTCGCGCCGGGGCTCAAGATGTGGACGCGAAAGCGTGCCGATCTGTTCCTAAGCTCGAGCAAATACCAGTACGCTTTGGGGCCGACGGGTGATAACTGGGCCGCGGGCGTCACCAGTAACGCTAACCTTAATTTCCAATCCAATACGCTGACCGCTGTTACCGCGTCCGGATCCGCGGTGCTTAACGTAGGCTCGAGCAACGTCGTTGATTTTACGGTGGGCGATTATGTGGTGGTGCAGCTCAGTAGCGGAGACATATTCAGCAGCACCATTTCGACGTTGGGCAGTTCTACCGTGACAATGGCGTCGGCGTTGCCGTCGGGCGTTACGGCGGCGTCTGGCGCGTATGTGTACAACTACACTACTAAAGGCCAGCGTCCGCTCGAGATCGTCACGGCGATTCTCAGGGACAGCAACAACAACGACACGCCGCTCAATTATCTAACGCTTCAAGCCTACGAAAATCTGCCAAACAAGACCGCGCCGACGTTCTTATCCGATCCGACCGCGATCTATTACGAGCCCCAGATTGCCAGCACCGTAGCGTCCTCAAACGGCCAGCTTTATCTAGATTGCGGCGGCGCTCAGGACGTCACGAAGCAAATCCATGTGGTGTATTTGCAAGCGATACAGGATTTCAACAACCCCCTAGACAATCCGGAGTACCCTCAAGAGTGGTACATGGCACTCTGTTGGGGGCTCACTAAGCAGATTGCGCCCATGTTCAATCTTCCGTTCACGCCGGACATGGATAAGAATTACATGGAAGCGGTCGCGATGGCGAGACAGGCCAACACGGAGACGACGCAAGTGTATTTCACGCCGTACAGCGCGAGCCCATACGAGCCATGAGAGTCACGCCGTTATTTGGTGCCGGCGTTGCTGGCAAAAGCCTACCGCTCACCAGTCAACGGCGGCTCAACGTCTATCTGGAAAATAGACCCGATGGCGATAAGACAAAAGTGGCATTCATTGGGACTCCGGGTTTGGTGCTTAAAAGTACGTTGCCTTCAATTGTTCGCGGATTGTTGGGAACGACAAACAATTTTTATTCTGTTTCCGGAAACAAATTGTATTCATGGAATGGCATTGCGTGGGTTGCATATTCCGGAACATTAAACACTAGTGTTGGCAATATCAGTTTTTCAGCAAGTCCGAATCAAATAATGGTTGTGGATGGCATAAATGGTTACATTTTGCAAAGTGGTACGGTAACGCAAATTTCATCGAGTGGTGGATTTCCAAACGGTGCAAATACCTGCACATTTGTTGGCGGCTATTTTGTAGCAGAGCAACCAGGCAGCCAAAAATTTTGGGTGAGCAATTCCTATGACGGCACAACGTGGAATGCGCTCGCATTCGCTTCTGCTTCACAGTATCCAGATACTCTTGTTGCCGTTGATAGTCTTAATGGCAATTTGCTTTTATTTTCTCAGCTTCATACCGAGTTTTGGCAGAATGTCGGATCGACGCCAGAACCTTTCGCGCCGATTCTCCCGGCAACCACCGAACTAGGTTTGGCGGCCATCTGGTCTCGAGCGCACGTCGGCAATAACATTTGTTTCTTGGCACAAAATCCGCAAGGATCCGTGCAAGTTGCAATGGCTTCGGGTTATCAAATAACGATAATTTCTAATCCGGACATTGATTACATTATGTCTACATTTTCAACGGTGTCCGATGCCGTTGGAATGTCATATCAAGTCGACAATCATTCGATGTATCAGATTACGTTCCCAACGGCCAACCGGACGTTTTTGTTTGATCTGACTACTGGCGTCTGGTCTGAAATGCAGACAGGCATCGCGACTGGTTACGCACAACGGCATATTGGAAATTTCGCAGCGCAGTACGCCGGTCAAACGATGGTGTCCGATTATTCCAACGGAAACATTTATTGTTTTAGCCCTACCGCGTACACCGACAATGGTGCGACCATTCTTCGGCAATTGATTACTAAACACGTTTCGCAATCTTTTAATGTGTTTTGTATTGATGAGTTGTATTTTGATATGGAAACGGGCGTGGGTCTTGAATCTGGACAAGGCTCGAACCCAAAAATCATGATTTCCTGTTCCAAAGACAACGGTCGGACGTATAGCACCGACCGATACATGGATCTTGGCACGACCGGAACATACCTCGATCGCGTCATTACCCGTCAATGGGGATCTGCGCGTGATTTCGTGTTTAAGATCCAGATGACTGATCCGGTTAAGTTTGTATTGAACGATGGCGCGATCACGATGCGCGAGAAGCCGCAATGACGACGCCTTTGCCGCCGGTTCCCGGCCCTCAATCGACCAATGACAAAGGGATGCTCACGCCGCCGTGGCAAGCGTGGTTTTATCAGCTTTATAATTATTTGGTCGCCACTCAAGACAAAGGTGGCGCAGGATTTTTGACGCCAAACAGCAGTTTGCTGAATACCGTACAAGCTAGTGGCGGCGCATCATCTGACGGAGAGGATGGCGAACGAGGGCCGCCAGGGCCACCGGGCGCGCCGGGGCCGTCTGTAACTGGCGCTCAAGGGCCGATC